ATCCTCGCGAAAAGCGCGGCTGAAACCCTTCTTTGAATACTGCTCGAAGGCATATTCGATAACAGGTGTAATCCTGTGATCGCTTACATCTCCGTTGGCTAAAGTGATCTTTAGTCTTGCCATTTGTTGCCCCTATTCTTTTAGTTAGTTATTACCAAGTACCTGTTGAAGCAACTGTGATTGCGCCAGAAACAGTAAATTGAAGGCTTTGGACAGCAACTTCGCCAACTGCGCCGACTACTGGTGTGATCTTGTTGATTAGAACTAGACCTGTGTAAAGAGGGTTAGTAGCTGAGATTGTTGCTGTTGATGGTGAACCTGCGATTGTGGTTTGGCAGATTTTGAAAGCTGCGTTTGTTCCAGCCAGAGAGTTCAAAGTAGTCATAACTGATGATGTAGCTGTGTCATTGTATAGATCAACTGAAATCGTGCTTGATTCCAAGCCCGCGATAAATTGATGGCCAAGTGTTCCCATTGCTGAAACATCCAGTTCATCAAAGTTGCGGTTGATTGTAAGTGACTTGACATGGTTAGTCAGATCAACATACGCGCTGGATACCTGTAGTTGGAAACCAGCATTATTTTGCATGAAAATTGCCATAATTATTTGTCCTCGCTTGTCTTGGCCGTTGGTGCAGGGTTATTGTCTTTTGGTATTTCTTGGCCGATCAGTTTAAGAAAGGCAAGATTCTCGGGTGTTAGGTCGCTCATTGGTTAACTCCAACTTGTAAGGATTGATACGGATAAATCGCTTGAAAGCATTTGCCCTGCATCTACCGCTAACACGCTCGGCGCGGACATTGAGCCAACGCGAAAGTTGAGTGAGCTTGACGCAAGTTTGTTAAATAAATCCACCATGTAGGTTTCAATGTCAGCCAAGTTGCCTTGGTTATCGAACATCGGCACGATCATCGTGAGCTTGAAATTAGCCATTGGTGAGATGGAGTTTTGAAGGTTATTTTGTGGCTCGATGTAAGGATCATCGGGCGAGACGATCACTGAGTTGGCGATAGGGCTGGCTGGTGGAAAGGAAAAGACCGACCAGACCCCATCGTTTGTTATAGCTGTAGCGATAGTGGACCTAAGAGCTGTGACGGCAACCATCAGCCCACCATGCTTCGCGGAGATGTGTAAGGTGCGATAAGCCCACGAACGCGAGCTAGGAGAGTGTTACCCATGCGATATGGGCTAGGTGTGAAGTCTGGTGAGATTCCACCTGCGTTTGATTGCTGACGCGCTTGCCAAATATCAATAGCCAACATGAGAGCTGCTTGATTGATAGCAGGTGTATTGGCGTAGCTTGTGTCCTTTGTATCTACTCCAGCGACTTTGCCATAAGGCACGATCTGATGGTAATAATCGTCAGCGTGGGTTACAGCGAAAGAGATCCAAGAATAACCTTGTGGAAAGGTGCGGTAATTGTAAGGAAAATTAATAAAATAAGGAAAGTTAACGGATGATTGAGTATAAGGAAAAGTTCCAGTAATCGTATGAGAGCCGTTATATGCAGCACCACAGTTGGTTAAAACTACGGTCTGGCCAGTCACGAAAGAGACTGGAGATGAAATTACTACAAGTGCAGAATTACTATAGATGCCTGCACCGACAGCAGGGTAGGAGTCAAACCAAAGATATTTATTGAGTAGATCTTCTGCGGTTGAGCATGTGCTTTCAAGATCAGAATCACTGTAAAGCGTTCCGATTCCGAGCGCGCTGCGCAGCTGTGCGACAGTTACATAAGTTGCAGCCACAGAAGATCCTCTCTGATTGGACCGAGACCAGCGAAGGGCAACAACGCTGGCTCGGCTTCTAGTTTGTTATTAAGAAGCTACGAATTTTCTGATTCCAGTAGCCTGCTTGACAACAGATGCCATGTAGCCATAAATGCTCAATGTCACAGACATTGAACTAACAACATTTACGCTGAAATAGGCTTGTGGTGATTCGTAAACAGTTACAGCTTCTGGAGCAACAAGGAACATTGAGTTAGAAGCAGAAGTAGCAACTGCATTTTTATCAACATATAGGTACAATCCCTGAACATTGCCCTTGATTGATCCTGTTGATGCGTTACCTGAATTGTTCCAAGGATTAGCAGCGTTATAGAGACTTCTTCCAGTCGAGTCAACATAACCAAGGATGTTGGCCCATTGTCCTGTTCCAGTTACTAAGTTTTCAGCAAAATAAGAAGTTGCTGCATAAGTAGCGGCACTTTCAGTGGTGAGATACGAAATCAAACCTGCTGATGTTGCGCCTGCTGCTGCTGTAGCTGCTGTTCCACCTGAAATAAACTTAGCGATAACAGAAGCGTCAGTAGCTTTTAGATAAGCTCGCTCAAGTTGAACCATAAGTTCTGACATAAATTCAGGTGAAGATCTTTCGATCAAAGGCAAAGTTACGGTCTGTTGGCCAGCGAACATTTCAATCGTGGCTTGAGTATAAGTTGTAACTTGTCCTGTATTACTTGGATTGCCAGATTCTGCAACAGTCGCAACAGTAGGAGCAGTTCCACCAGCGTTGGTATCCAAAGTTGGAATATAAAGATTTAGACCAGATGCAGGTAGCGCACCGCGAGAACAAGCATCAACCGCAGGACGGCCAAAGTTCGTATTCGAAATAAATTCGGAAAGGTAAATATTCGGATTAAAAGCTGGGTTGGTTGTTGTTGAGTCTGCGGCTGCACGAATATACAGCTTGGAATCATCATCACCCATAGCGGCTTTGATTGAGTGCATAGCATAAGAACCCTTGTCAACTATTGGGCTTCTTAGTGTTGAAGTTATATAAGGCGCAGCGGCCTTAATTGTTGGGCGTGATGCCTCGACTGTTTCAGCAGGCGCGGCCTCTGGTGTTACGGCTTCAGGGATCTGAGTTTCTTCAGTCACGACTGCCTCACTTTCGGTTTGGGTTTCGGTTGGTGTTTGATCTGCTTCGCCTTCGCTAGCAGCAACTTTGGTTACGACTGCCTCGCTAAATGCAGGGCTTTCAACTAGCGAGACTTCTTTCATCACAGCTTGTTGAACATATAAAGTGCCATCTTTACCTGGTTTAGATGCAATTACATCCACACCGATTGATAAAGATGCGATTAGTCCTTCACTTGCTCGAATAAGAAAATCTTGTCCAGTTTGTGATGCACTAACTTTGAATACACCATTGATCTGCTGATCGTTGGTAGAAAATGATTGAGCCCGACCGATTGGATTCGTTGGGTCATGTTGCGCTAGCAGTTTGATTTTGGTTCCATCGTGGATCGCAATCGAGCCAGACTCAAAGATGACAGGGCCGACTGAGGTGTAGCCGACTTTGTTAAATGGAACTACTACGCCAGCGATGATGCGGCGTTCAATGTCAGCAGCTTCTATCGGGCTGCTAAAGGTCAGTTGGGTCATATTCTCCGCTTCCTTCTGGTGTTAGATCTTCCATCTCTTTTGCTTGATTAATATCAATTAGACCGAGAGTTAATAACTTTTCAGTTACAGCTAGTCGGTCTAATGGATTGCCCCGCAGGAAAGTCTCATCAACGCTAAATCGCACCACTTGGCCCCTCGGTGTTAGATCATCCATTGATAAGCGATCTTCGATGGCAGTCACGAAAGGTTGCAAGGTGTATGCAAAGAACTCTTTGCGAGCATCTAAAACATTTTGATAAGTTTGTGATCGCATTACCTGTGCATCAACCATCTCGGCTGGCACATTACAAGCCCGAGCTAATTCAAGTGCGTAAAATTGTTTTGCTTCTGCGTAAGCCATATCTTTTGGACTAAAACCAAATTGTTGCACATCCAAAGTGGAAGTGAGATAAGCCGTTGAACGATTTTGACGAGCCAATTTCCAAGCGTTCATGATTCCAGAGACTTGATCATCTGGAAGATCTGCGCCGTTATTTTTAATTACAGAAGTTGGCATAGGTGTTTGTGCTGCAACAGCCGCTGCTTTTTCAATATCAAGTGCGGCTCGAATTGTATTGCCAGCACGAATTAATAATCCTTGACCTAATGCTTGAAAAGTAATAAGCGATCCAACACCTGACATAGGAACTCGCTCATTATTGATCATGTAATAATCAACTTCGGTATTTGTTGAATTATATTTTGTGGTGACCAAATCATTTTGCACCCACTCAAAGCGAGCAGGGCGATTATCATCGGCATAGAGCTCGGTAACTTTCCACCAACTGATTCCATAATGGAGGAGACTGTCAATCGTCCAGGCTATTGTTACAGATCTTGGTTGACGCTTATCTGGTTGATCTATCCAAACATAATTTTGTAATTCTTTACCAGTCTTTAGCGAATACATCTCTAGTGGAATTGATGCAATGATGCCGGTGATTAGAGCTTGACATCTGCTAACTGTTGGAACTGCCATAGCATCTTGGCGAACGATTGCATTTGCATAACTGTTATAGCCACCGTATGAATTGCCACCCCACCATGATGCGAAAGGGCGATCCATTACAGGTGGTGCGAATTGTGACTTGATCTCTGATTTTGAGGTCGTTACATCACGGGTGCGCAGACGATCAAATAATCCCATGGGCTAATTTTTGCAATTTGTCAAGCACTATTGGTGGTGCGTGTCGGAGTG